CGTCTTGCTGTTTTTATATCATTACCAGAATAATCAAATCTGCCTAATCTTTCATAAGCTTCAGTAATTATATCATCAATATAAAAACCTGATTCAAAGGTTGTTGTACCAGAGGTAGCCATTAATTAACCTCCTACTTATCTATCAATACAGTTGCTTTTGCACTTGTAATTGCACTGCAAGTCATTCCACCTTTAAACAAAATTCCATCTTCAGGAAGATTAAATGAAAATACATCTCCTGGCGGTACTTCTGCTGTGAATTGAGTTCCAGATTCGTCTTGTAAAGTTACAGATCCTGTAGTTGTTGTAGTAGTTACATTAGAAAGAATAATTCCTCTTAATCTTGTTCTACCAGCAAATACTTGAGCTGCTGTTGTTATTTGAACTGCTTTTACATCTCCTTTAGCTGCCATAATTTTTCTCCTATTAAATTTGTGTGGGGCCGAAGCCCCACATTAATTATTTATTACGCTACTGTTGCGCCACTGTTTGAAACAATAACCCAACCAATTGTACTAGCCCAAACTAAACATACTGTGTCATTAACATCAGCAAAAGCTATGTTAGTTCCGTTAGCAAAAGTAGCTGGAGTAACTGTTGCAGTTCCACCGCCGTCAACAACCATAGTAATGATTTTCATTTGACCAACAGTTGTACCATTAGCTAAAGTCACTGCAGCAGCACCTGCTCCTGTAGTTAATTCTGTAACTAAATTAGTTATATCAGCAGCACCTGCTCCAGATAAAGCTTGAACTCCACCTGTGATAGTTTTGCCATAAGATGCGTCAGTTGTAACTACACCTGTAGTAGCATTTTTTGTAATTGATTCAAAACCATTTTCCGATCGGACTGGTCCTGAAAAAGTTGTATTTGCCATAATTATATCCTCCTAGTGTTAGCGAACATAGTCTCTAGGCCGTCGACTATACGCGTCTATGTTCTATTTAATTTGTATAGTAAAGATTTTATACACTAATTTTTAGTAGAGTGCAAGAGAGCCTACAGTGCGGAGTGGATTTTTCCAACGATGTAGCTTTTTATTAAGTAGCTACTGAAACTTGTGAAGCAGCGTCTTCAATCTTATTATCAAGATGAGCTTTTTGAGCTTCAGCTTGTTTTATATGATTAATTACTTCTCTGACCTTATGGTCAATTTTAACCATATTGAGAGTATATCTACCCTCATTAAGATGCTCCTGCTCCCATTGTAGATCCAATACTTTTTTCTGTTTGTATAGATCGTTCAGATGTTGTTGCATCATTTGTGTTTATAACCTCCTCATAGGTTATTCTATATCTACGGACGTTCTCTCCCGTATATTCCCAAACTATATCATTTTTTCCTAGTTTGTCAACTATAGCTTCCTCTAAGGATTCTGGATTGTCTTGAGACAAGACTTCAAATTTTGAATAATATTCGTAAGCGTTAATTATAACGATAAATTTTTTCATAGTATCTTTCATCTTATTTTATAAATGAGGCGGGATTGTGTCCCGCCTCAAATAATTTAGGTATTAAGCACCTTCAACACCGAAGATACCTCTAAAGTCTGATACACCAAATGAGTATCTTTCTCTAGCTTTGTATCTAACGTTGCCAGTATCGAAATCGCCTTCCATCGCTGTTTTGATTGGAGCTCTTTCGAAGTACTTCATGCCATTAGGCACGTCAGTGATAATGTAATACGCATCTGTGTCAGTTAAGAAATTGTTCACTCTGTAACCTTGAGGAACCATTCCCATAGAAACGATTGCGTTGATATCATTATCAGCAGTACCAACTCTACCTTGAGACTTCATCAATCTCTCTGCAGTAAATTGTAACTCAGAAGGAATAATCATTTTTACTCCTCTAGCTGCAATTTTTAAACCTCTTTCATCAGTCATTGCCGCAATGTCAATTAACGACTGTTCTAATGAAGTTTCGTTTAAGTCTGCTTGAGTTGTTAAAGTATTCTTAACAGTACCTGCGATTGTTGGGTGAGCAGTGTTAAATAAAGAAACACCGTCTCCTGAATCGAAAGCATCGTTAGAAGGTAGACCATTTATTAATGGAGCTACTGCTTTAACTTGTTTTGTGTTTGCCATAGATCTAGCTAATGCTTTTGTATATCTACTAGCAAGTCTGTCATACAAGTTGTCCTCAATTGCTTCTTCAGTTATTGAGAAGGCAAGAGCCACAGTTTCGTGTGTGTATCTTGCAGTGTAAGTCTCTTGAGCATTGTCAAAAGTTACACCTGAACCTTCTGGTTTAACTTGAGCTTGAGCAAAACCTGATAACATTACTTCTTCTTCAAACGCTCTGTCTGAAGATTCTGTAGAGTATATTTCAGCATGCTGATTCTCATAACGTTTATATTCCAAGCCGAATAGAGCATTCAAACCTGGTTCTAGTTCTTTAACTAGTTGTCCTCTACTTATCGCCATAGTTATTCTCCTCTATTATACGCCTGTTGTTACTTTAAGATTGTGTTCATTGATCATTACAACCCAATTAACATAACCAGAAGTTACGTCATTGTTTTCAGGATCTTTTGAAACACCTATGATTTTAAGCTGTGCTGAGTTTGTGCTTAATGTAGCATCATTTAACACTGCTTTTGATACATAGTTTGCTGAATCACCTGCAGTTAACTCGATATCCGCATTATTAAATACATCAGTTTGCGCTGAAGTAGTTGATAAGTTTGATTGGATCTCGAATCTCTCATATGGATCATCGGCTACGAAAGCCACAATGTCGCTAGCGTTAACTTGCTCATAGTGGTTTCTCCATGTTGGTTTTTTAGTTGTCGGGTCAGTATAGAATACACCATTAAGTGAACCTAAAATATTTCCACCCGCAGCACCTTGATCTATTGTTCCATCCGCAGTCATTTTAACTGGGTCTTGGAAGTAGATTGTAGTGCTATCGTTAGCTTTGATACTATATTCACTTAAACCTTGGTTGTCTCTATTTTGACCTACTTTTCCAATTGGTTTTAAACCAAATGGTGCATTTTTATTTGCCATAGTAGTTGTCCTCCTTAGACAGTTGTTAGTTTAAGTTACTTAAGTTGGTTCTAGAAATTCTTAAATTAGGATTTCTTTGTACCACCAAAAGTTACACGAGTCTGTCGATCAATATTGATCGGCATACTTGGATGCTGTTCCTTCATAAGATCGTTATCTACTGCCTCAACGTTCTCTTGAGCTTGCTTCGCATAATACTCTTGACGTTGTTTTGCGATCTCTTCCGGTACCCTAGCCAGCACTAGTCCACCAACTCCGATGACTCCCTTATATTTGCCGTCTTCGACTTGTGGAAAGTCTGAGTCAGGATATTCATCAGCTCTCACTAATTCGTATCCAGATCTTATTCTCCCAGCGATATTCTTAGTATCTTGGAAGCCTAAGCTTTCAGCTCTTATCCATCTGTGCCTAAATCCAGTAGGCGCAGGGGGTGCATCTAAACTTGATGGTGGAGTCCAAACTTTAGGTTTAGATTCTTTTTCTCTCGTTTGGCTCGCACGTGAGGTTCTATTATCGTTGTTATTTTCCATATGCCTATACCTCCTTCGTGATATTTAGTTGTTTCGCATATTCTTCAAGTGGCACACCTAATTTTTTAGCTATTGCTACCTGTGATGGTGTGAGTCTCACAGTTCTGCGACCTGTTTTTGTACTTCTTTTTGCAGATGCAACTGTCTGTACAGGTTTGGTCGTTTCCCCTTTGGCATTATTTGTACCAAATTTGTGGGGGAATTCAAGTCTTATTCTCTTATCTATTTCAGAATAATATTCATCAGATTGTGGGTCAAAACCTTCTTCTTCTGTTAATTTTTTATGTAAATCAAAAGCAGTATAGGTCATTGCACTATCCTTACCAAACCATGGGTTATTTTCTGCCCATGATTCAGCTTTTGGATCAGGTGTTCCTCTAGCTGCTTGTTGTCTATTTAAATTAACTTCAGGTTGTTTTACCTCAGTTTCTGCTCTTTTAGATTCTTCCTCTTGTCTAGCTTTTGCTTCTAAGAATCTTGCTTGTCTATATCCAAGTTCTGAAATAGCTGTTTGAGCATCTACTTCTGCTTGAATATCACCTGCTTCTCTAGCTGCTGCTAATCTTGCTTTAGCTGATTCTAAACCAGATTTAATAGAGTCTTCTGTAGACTTCATGTATCCGGGTTCTATCTTAGACAATTTTTCATCAGCTTTTTTCTTATCTACCATTACTCTTTCGGCATAAGTTAAAGCTTCTTCTTTTTGTCTCTCAGCTTCTCTCCACTTCTTAGTAAGCTTTGCAATTCTTTTCTGAACACTTTCAGAATATTGTTTTAGCTCATCTTCTTTTGTTTCTTCTTTTTGTTCGCTAGCCTGAATATCAGACTGCTCACTAGATTTCTCAGATGAATCATTGGATTCATTATTGTCTTCAGTAGTTTCATTTTTTACCTCTAGTTCATTTTCAGTTTCTTTTGAATCGTTTTCTAATTCAATGTCAGCACCTGGACCAGATGTATCAATGTCCACTGTTTTGTTTTCTTCTTGCATAGTTTCCTCCTATGTATGTTAGTATTGATGAAGTATATCTTCGGGATTATCGATGGTTGCTAAAACTTCATCGTCATTTAGCAATCTTACTTCCCCACCATCTATCTGGATTCTTGATCCAGCATA